AGCCCGAGCGCTGTTCCGACTTGCAGGGCCGCACCCATGTCCCAACCGAGGACAGCACTATCGCTCATCCCGCCTGCAACGCGAACTTGTCCGCCAAGCCGCTGGACGAGGTCCCAGATCTGCCAGCCCTCAAATGAGCGTGGCGCATGAATGCTACGCGGACAGTCTGCACATACGGATGGGCATGCCGCGCAATAGTCACCGCCCCCGCCGAACTCCCAGTCGGCGAAAGCGGTCAGACGTTTTTTTCCGCATCCAGAATGAGCGCACCGGCGATATATTTGGTCTGGAAGGCCTCAAAGATTGGCCAGAGCTCCAAGAGGGCATCGATGCCTTCTGGGGTCAGCGGTAACGGTTTCCCGTCGCCATCACCGACGCCCTCCCAATCCTTTATGACGATGCGGGCAACGGCCTTGGCCACGATACGCGCGAGATCATCATTGGACGCGCTGTTTTCCGCATAGGTTGCGGCGGCAACGATCGCCGGATCACTGCGCGCGGCCAGCATGATGGCCGTGGTCAGCGGCTCCACAAGCAGGCGAACGCCATGGCCAAGATCAAGCCACTGCGGCTCAGTGGACAGGTTCAATCGTAGCATCAGTAATCCTCGCGGTCGTTGGTTAGGGTGACTGTGCACATCCGGCCAAGACTTGGGTCACTCGCCGCCTGCCAGTCAAAGGTTGCCTGCACACCTTGTGGACCGGAGATTTCGATCCGGGGGCGTGGGAGATAGACGGCGTGCGCCGTGACGATCAGGTTCTCGCCAGTGGGCAGCGTATAAGAAAACGCAAGCTCGCAAGCCTCGCCATTGATCGCCTGCTGCACCAGTGTCTGGTCGGCGAAACGCACAACGACATTGCCCGTGAGCGCTGCGATCGAGGGATCCGCGCCATCAATCTTGCCATCTGCGCGGATCGTCTCAATGCGGTCGAGATTGTTGGCATAGGTCAGGTCAGCGGAGACGACATTGCCAATATTCGCCCCGTTCCGTGTAATCGACCCGTTGAAATGCCCAAAGCGTTTCAGGACGATGTTAGCCGGTGTCCCTGCCGCACTGGCCGTGGCGATCTCCTCGCTCTGGGCCACAATGCTGGCCGTGGCCGTCAGCAAGCCTGATCGCGCCATTTGCCAGTTGAGGCTGTCGACCATGCAGCCGGAATACATCGCAAAGCGGGGCACCTCAGGCATGGCCGTCTCGACCGAGAACGACGGCAGCGCCCAGTTTCCAGAGCGGAACTCGTGGGTGTAGGGTGCGTCAGTTCCAGTCGTCGTAGGCGCTCCAAATGCCGCCTTCAACCAGAAGCCAAAGGCCTCGGCATCAATCGGGATCACCACATCCCCGTCCGCTGTCACGGCATCCTTGATCGGCGCCTGCGGATCGCGGCCATACCCCAAGAGTTCTGAGGTCTGCAGCGGTTGCTCCGCCCCCAGGGACGTGCTGGCGAAGGGCATTTTGCTGAAGCCGCTCGCAGGCGGCGTGCCATATGTGGTCTCGAACGCTATCGCCATCTGCGCCCGCGCCCCTTGGGCTCGTGCCATTTTGTCTCTCCTCAGATTAGCGGGGTCAGCTGAGCGGGTCAGCCGTGGAATAGGAAAGGATTACTGGGATCACAGCTGCTTTCAGGCTTGCCGCACCTTCAACAGGCAGATCGATCGGCTGCGGTGCTTCCGCCTCCACCCAGTCGCAAAGGCCGTCCAATGTTCGATTGGCGGTGATCATCGCGCCGATGCTGACGCACAGTGTGTCGAAGGTAGCGTCACGGTCGTTCGTACCTTGCACGACCACCTCTATCTCGGCGCGGTGCTGATAGTGATAGCGCAGCGGCGACAGCGTGACGTCCGGTTCCCCCGGCTCACCGTCACGCAGGATTAATAGACCCTGAGCCGGGACGCGCTCGGGCAGGACATCCCCGCGCAGTGCACCAGTAGGCAGCATGGAAAAACGAGTGTGCAGTGCGGTCAGGATGGTTTCGCGCGCACTCATAGTTTTGCCTCTAGCCAATTCGCCACGATCAGCCCCGGAACTGCCGCCAGCGCGCGGTCAGCGTCGCGCGCCAGATTGAGCCGTTTCGCAAGCTTCACTTGTGGGACCAGCAGAAAGATCGGCACGGTGCTGCGTCCGCGACCGGTTTTGGACCGAGATGCCACGCCTAATCCACGATTGTTCAACCGACCATCAGCCACCAGCAGGCTTGGCCCGCGCCGCCGATAGACAAACCGCAGCCGAAGCCCGCGCCGCCGCTCCCATTCGCCGGGGGTGATCCTACCACCGCGCAGGCCACGACCTGCAGCAGGCGTAGGGATTGCCAGCCAGAAACCGTCCTTCGAGCGGATCAACGGCCCGGTCTCATGCGCCCCGATGATCTGGGGCGCCTTCGACCAGACCAGCGCAGCTGCTTTCAAGCTTTCGCCGGTTTTCGGATAGGTCTGGCTTCGGATCGAATTCGACAATCGCCGACCAAGGCCTGCTTGCGTGATCTGCTCGCGCCATGCGGTTTTCAGGTCCGTGCCAGCTTCTTGCATAGCCGTTGTCACAGCCTTTTCGCCGGCTTCAATCTCGGCCGCCATCACGGCGACGAGGCGGGGTGTGATGTCGAGGCCAAGCTTCATGCGGGGGTCAGTTCAATCGTCCAAATGAGCCGCTCACGATCCCGCCGCGGCTCACCCTGGATCAGGAAAGTTTCCTCGCTGATCAGGATCTGCTCTTGCGGGCGTGGTTCCGGAATATCCGCCACCCGAACATCGATCCGGGTGGTGTCAGATATGAGCCGCGCAGCCCCGAACTCAGTGATCTCGTCAGGACGGCGCAGAATACCGCGCGCTCGGGTGAACTGCCCCTCGCTGTCCCGATGCCAGATATCAACCGAGAGGTTGGCATCAAGGAACAGCACCCCGAGCGCATCAGCGAAGGCGCTCATCAGGTGCGCTTGGCCGAGCGCAGGACTTGCGGCCGGGTGCAGATCGGCAGCGGGTTGCTTTCGATTTCGAGACGCACCCATTCATCGCGATCGCGATCGGGGATCATGCGGGCATAGAGCGGCAGACCCAGAGTATTTACCGTCTCGAACGTGTCGGCCGGGGCGTAGTAGATCTCGAAGAGCCCCTCGACGCCTTCGGGATAGAAATACGCCTTGTCAGTCGGCACCCCGAAGCCAAGCCCGCCCCGATAGCGACGGAAGGTGATGCCGCCAAAGCTGACCTCTTCGCCCACGCGGCCGCGCAGATCTGCCGCCGCGGCGGTATTCAGATAGGTCTCGCGCACCTCCTTGTGCGCCACGAGATCGGCGAAGAAGGCCGAGCCGCATTCAGCGCGGAGCTGCACCTGACCGGCGGCCAGCCCGCCAAGGCTGTCCTCAACGCTTTCGATCATCGCTTGGCAGCGTTTGCGTAGCGCCCCCGAGGCAGGGGTTGCATTGTCGAGATCAAAATCGACCTCGGCCGCCGGCGTGATGCCGAACTCTGTGTAGTAATTGATGACCGTGGCCCCATCCTTTGGGTCCTTAACCAGGCCCTGAATGCCGTTGAAAAGGTGGAACTCGAAGGTCGCCTCGGCGTCGTTGCGCAGTCGCGCCATTTTGCGAGCGACCTCAGTTTGCACCTGTTGGGTGGCAGTATCAGAGCCGAAGTCACGGATGCCCTGGATCTCGGAGGCCCAAAGCACATCCTGCTTTTTGAACTGGCGGCAGACGAAGGCGCGCATATCGCGGCGCTCTGGCACTTGTTGCTCATAGGCCGAACCACGTTCCGAGAACGGGATCAGCGACAGCGTACCATCGCGGCTTTCGATCATCACGGTGCGCTGGCGCACCCCGCGCGAGCCAAAGAGGTCGGAGCCTGAGAGGATCGCCGGTTTGAAGGGAATGTTTTCAAGTGCACGGGTGAGCTCGATAATGCTGAAGGCGTCGCCTTCAAAGATGTCCATGGTTGCCATGTGTGGGGGTCCTTATTTCAGAGGCTCAGCGCAGAATGATGCCGAGCGAAGCAAGCGCATTAGTGGCCGCGGTGATCTGGGCCTCGGTCGCGCCCTCGGGCCAGACGAGCTCGTGGCGGTTGACGATGGCAGGGCCGCGCAGGAGCGCGACGCTCGGGGCATCGGCGTCACTCGCGTCACCCCCGGCCCATAGAATGCCAGCGGCGTTTTGACTGCCGTTCGTCGCAGTCGGTGTGAACCCGGTGTATTTGCCGCCCGTTGTAATCTTCCCAAGCACGGTGCCGGGCGCGAGCTTT